GCTTCCTTAGCATCGTCCTCTGTAAACACATAGTCCATGCCATTATCTTTAGCATCTTTAGTTACCTGCCAACTAATCTTAGAAGGACCGGCCCCATACATACACTTAATCTATAATTTTCATTATAGTGTGGACTATACCTTCATCTTACTTTTGTACCATTTTGTTTTATTTGTTGATAGTACTCATATTTTCTATCTAAATATGTCCCGGCATTATCATAGAGTTTACTTAATAAACTGTATGATGAATTAGAACAATATTTAATAGTTTTAGTAGTAGCTTTTTCTTGTATAGAACCTTTTAAGCCTATAATCTCGTATAGTTCTGGTATTAGTATTTTACTACCGACTATCGTTGTGTACAATGTTGCTGTTTTAGAGTTTTTATTGCTAAAACTTTCACATATACAACCGTCTCCATCAAAGTACCCTCGTATAAAATCCCATACTACTTCATCTGGTAGTATTGGCATTTCATAAATTAAAGACTTATTAGGAGTAATATTATAGTTGAGTTCTAATGCTTCAGATATTTTATTATTTTTGAACCCTATTTCGGCTCTATAATATTTTTCTGTATTGAAGCTAATTTTATGAGTCGAATCAACATATGCTTTAAACTTTTCTAGATGGTTAATATCTTTATAGTTCAAGCATATTTTTAAAGTTCCTCCAGTTATACACCCATCGGCAGCTATAAAGCCAGCCCAATATGCGGATTCTGGAGTATAAGAAGAAAATGCCTCTTCATTATATATTTTTGGTTTAGAAGTAAGATGCTCGCCTTTTATAATTTTTTGTTCCATTTTATGAATGTACCATAAAATACACCAAAAATCAAGAACTGTATAAAAATTATCCCGGTCAACTTGTGTTCTACAAGTTCCGTGAGTCTCTGAACCATTTGCAAGCATCCCTGCTTGCTCTGGCTGCTGATTGCCTTATCTTTCGACTTAGGGTTCCAGCAATTGAGCGAGTTTTTAACTACAGATCACTCTGTAGTGGGACCATGTTAGTTAATCCCAAATGTAATGGCTTTAGCAGCTTGACGAAGCAGAGGATATAGTTCCTTTACTTCACTAATCTCACAAGGAAGATTGAAAACCTTCTTTGCAATAGTAGAGTGGAAGTCTCCTCCACTCTTGAATACTCCCATCAGCTCCCTATCGTTAGATAGAACTGCGGCAACATAAACTTCTGCTGTGGTTAAGTCTACGGCAACGATCTTATGGCCAGGAGTAGCCTTGATACTACCTTTAACTGCGGAGTTGTCTCGTGGTAACTGTTGTAGATTAAGTTTACCAGACGAAGAAAGTCGACCACTAGTAGTACCATGAATATTAAAATTAGTACGGAGACGACCGTCACGATCAAGCTGAGGAATAATTTTATCAAGGTATGTATTCTTGATCTTACTCTTCTGTCTAATATTTAGAATTAGACGAGGAATATGATGCTGCTCAGCTAGTTCCTTTAGAACTTCGGCGTCAGTGGAGTTAGCTCCTGTGCTAGTCTTTTTACCTACTGGCTGTAGTCCTACGTAGTCAAATAGGAAGCTACGAAGCTGCATAACGCTATTAGGATTGAAGGGCTTACCTTGATCCTTTTCGAACTCAAGAACCTTAGGCTCTTCATAAAGCTCTTTAATAGACTCATCAATGCTATGCTGCATTTCTTGTTGTGCAAACTTTAGGCGGTCCATATCAAAGGGAACTCCATTATCTTGCACTTCAATCAAGAACGTAGAGGCTGGAATAAGGATTTCGTTGTATACCTTATTTAGCTTCTTATTCTTAGTAACAGCAGGCTTAAGCTTAGCATAAATTAGGAAAGTAACTACAGCGTCGATAGCTGCGTAATTTTTGATAATATCAAACGGAATGAGATCGAAGGTGAAGTCGTCCTTTAGACAGCCTGTCCTCTTTCTATAATCGTCAATCCATTCGTACATAGGCTGTTCGTAATCACCATAGTCAGTGAGCTGAAGAGCTAGCTGCTTTAGGCCATGGGTTCCTGGGTTCTCGTCGATACAATAATGCAAAAGCATAGTATCTTCATATACCGGGAATGTCCAGCCGAAGTGATAACTCATAAATGCCAAGTCGAATTTAGCGTTATGAAATACTACAGTCTTTTTGTTGAATAGTTCTTGGAATAGTGCTGAGGCTTCATCATCAATGCAGTCCGAGTCAATATAAGCGCCATGATCTCTCTCATAGGAGAGGCTGACGCCAAGAACATATCCATCTCGTGGGTATAGAGCCGTAGTTTCAGAGTCTAGTCCAATAAAAGGATTCGGACTCTCAATAGCGGCCCTTAGAAATTGCTTTAGATGTTCAGAGTCAGTGATACCGTAAATCTTATCGGTCGAGTACTTAGTTACTTTCTTAGCGCCAGTAACGTAACCGATAATATTATCTCTGGACTCTTCCCAAAGTCTTGCGGACTCTGGCTTGAACGATACCATAGCTGGATTAATTACTGGAAGGAACTTTTCTTCCACAATCTTTCCACTATAGTCTGTTACCGATGCGTTCTTAGTAAAATACTTACAAGCGTCTGCACCTACGAGAATGACCCACTCGTAATTATCGGGATCAAACTCAATATCTACGTCCTTCTTAAGGACTTTCTTAATAGTCGGATCTGAGCACAACGAGAATCGGTCGAACTCAAATGCCCCCTTAAAACTCGTATAAAAATCGGTACGGCTTGGTTTGGTTTCGATAATGGCTACATTACGCACCGTATAGGTTCTCCTTTAAATTGATCACTTTAGAGGCTGTCAACTCACCTGGATCTTTGTGGGTGCCTACCTTAATATTTCTTACGGCAAGCTCATTTCTATCTAGTAGTTCTCTTAACTTTGCTGAGCCAGTCTGTCCTGCCTCGTCATTGTCAAAGAATATATCTATACCAGATACACCTTGAATTTTCAAGATATTTAATTTATCTTGGTTTACTTTATTAACACCAAATGCACATACCGCATTAGTCAGTCCCTTATCATGCAGGTTAATCATGTCCATGATACCCTCAACTAGAATGATTCGCCCTTGAATTGGCTTAACCACTGGAAATAGAGGGAGACTGTTACCTGCCGGATGAAATAGATATTTAGGGTCTACTTGACCTTGGTGCCTGCCACAAAAGGCTACAATTTTTCCAGTAATATTTCTAACAGGGAATACTACTCTGCCGATAAATTCTGGATTACTATGCTGAAAAGCTTCGAACTTCTTAAAGGTCTCTCCCGATATGCCGCGCCAATCTTGATCGAAAGGCACGGCATTAGACGGGATACTAAGACCGTTGGTCTCGAATAGCTTACCATTTATAGCCTTTCTTAGTTTTTCTCTACGAATCTCAAGCCAGTTTGCTTTTTCACCAAAGTGATTAAATAGGTTGCCAGAATATCCACAGGACAGGCAATTAAAGATACCTGTAGTCCTGTCAATTCTAAGGCTAGGGTTCCTATCCTCATGTTCTGGATTTAAGCAACGTATTACAAAGTCTTTACCGCTAGGCTTGAAGTCGATGCCGCGAGATCTTAGCAATTCCTCAACTACCATTTGGTAACTCCTTTAAAACGGTGGATCATCGTAGATACTATCCATTATAGGCTTAGTATCTTGCTCTTCAATATTCTTCTTAAAACTACTTCTCTTTTTTGGCGTATCATCTTCTACGACTATCTCAACTCCGTTTTCGGGACCGATTCGTAGAGAATTCCATTCAACCTTAGACGTAAAGTTAATCTTGGCGTCTCCTCGCATCTTTGTACAAGTAAATTGAATTGATTCTGGACCTGGCTCTAGAATAAAGGCAGCATCAGCAGAGTCTAGGATGCCCTTAGCGAATCTTGCTTCGCCTTGTGCGTCGATCTGATAAGGTGAGAAGAACGGGATCTGAAGCACACCAGCTAGCTCCTTTAGAGTAGCACTGACATGGATCTGATCTTTCCAGTCAAACTTATCGTCACTATCGGCAGACTTTCTAATCTGGTTAACGTAGTCAACAATAATAAGCCCAACATTACCTAGACGACGAACTCTCTTAATGATCTCTGCCTTTAGCTTAGGAAGCGTCAAGCTAGGATCATAGATAATGTCAATCTGAGTATCTTTTAGGGGCTCCTTTTGAAGAGCCGCATGGAACTTGTTAAAGTCTCTATGAGTTTTATAAAGCTCAAGATGCTTCTCTCCGTCCTGATACCTGTCTGCCCACCATTTTGCTACCTTAAGCCACTCTAGGTTATCAAGAGTCTTATACTTGATCTTAGAGTGAGGAACACCGCAGCCGATAGCACATTGACGCTGTAGAACTTCTCTAGTAGGCATTTCGATGCTGAAGTATAGAACAGACTTCCCACGCCTGTACACGGTATCCGCCAAGTTAGAGCAAGTGATTGACTTACCTGAACCTCGCTTACCGCCCATAAGAATATAGTCGCTACTCTTGAACCTAACCAAATCATCAAATTCAGCATTAAGGCCAAGAGGGATATAATCGGCAATTTCTTCGTCAGACTCGAATAGGTTGATCTTCTGCATATTAGCCTCAGGGGCCTTTAGCTCAACCTTATCTTCGATCTTAGAAATAATTGTATATAAAGATTCAATAGTTTCTTCTGCGGTTTCAAATGAAATCGAATGTTCTACGTACTTGTGTAGTTCAACTAAAGTTTCTTTTTGTGTAAATTCGTTTTTTAAATAGTCTAACAGAAGGAAAGGCTCTGCGTCTACTTCGACAGCCTCAATAGCATAGATTTTGTCTAGAGTAGCAGAGTCTCGTACTGCCAGCTTAAGTTCTTCGATAGTTGGTAACTTATGGTAATTATCGACTTGCTTGTCAATAGCATCATAGATTACAAAGTACTCACTAGGCAGATAATGCCGTCTTAAGCTGGACCATGTATCAAAGTCTTCTTCTTCAAGAATCCTTTTAAATAATGCACTAGCGAGGTTCAAAGTTGTCTCCTTAAAACAAGTTTAGCCGAAGCAGCAATTAAGCTGCTCCGGCTTTCACTTCAAAGAGAAAACTTAAGCAGCAGCCTTCTCTTTCTTAGCTGCACCATCGTAATCGGAAGCCTTTAGGCCACGACGAGTTAGCATAGTCTTTACACCACGCTCTGTCTTACCGATCTGCTCAGCAATCTGAGCAACTGATAGAGCAGTTACATCACCGATAGCATCTAGAGGATCAGCAGCTGGACCCTTAACATCACGCTGCTTTGGCATTGAGTCGATTTCACCAGCGCGCTGTAGGCTTAGAGCCTTACCACGAACTGACTGAACTGACTTACCAACTGCGTCAGCGATTTCTTCTACGTACTTACCGTCACGGATTAGGCGTAGAACTAGAGCTTCTTCGTCTGGTGTGTATGACTTGGCGTGTTCAACCTTTGGAGCTTCCTTAACGTGAGCGGTTAGCTCCATTGAAAGGATCTTGCCCTGAATTGCCTTAGCAGTATAACCGCCTGGGAACTTCTCGGCGATTTCAGCATAGGTGTACTCACCAGTATTCTGAGTTACGAAGTGACGTAGCTCGTCAGTAACTTCATCAGAGAAGGCACGTGGAGCAGCTGAAGCTAGCTCAACATCGTATCCTAGCTTGCGAAGCTTTGATGAAATTGAACGGGTGCTAGTGCCTAGCTCTTCGGCTACTTCGGCAACAGTTGAACGGCTTACTGGACTTTCATCACCGATAGCGTCAACTAGCTGTGCGGTGCGTTCTTCGGTCCACTTTGGGGTAGTCATGTTAATTAATTTCTCCTATGAATTTTTTGAGATCAGTTACAATAATAACGCCAGACTCTCTGGCTTTTTGCGTTTTAGAGGTCTCGCGACCACTTTCATTTACTAGAATAGTTACATCCTTTGTTATTGAAGATTTAACTACAAACCCTAGTTTTTCTAGTTCGTTCTGCGCCTCCTGTTTAGTGCTAAAACTATTTAGTTTGCCACTTATACAGACAACTCCGCGAAGGTTGTCAGAACTTACAGCGGTTGCTACCTTTTCAAACTTAAGTTCAAAAGGCAGAAAGAGATACTCATCTTCAGTTTCTAGCCAATTAACTAAGCTTTCTGTAGCTTTTTCGCCCAATCCGGCAGCTTTGCAAGTATCCGCATTAATATCAAAAATATCATCGCAGACTTTCGCTAGCTTGTCGGTAGCGGTTTTACCAATAAGAGGAATACCGAAAGCAGGTAGAATAGCGTTAAGCGATCTTTGTTTAGATAAATTAATTTCATCATAAAGCTTAACGGCTATTTTCTCTGATCCTAATCCTTGTATTAGCTCGTCGAGACTAATAGTATAAATATCTGATATACTACCAAAGGCGAGCTTAGCTATTGTAGATGGGCCTAGACCTTTGATCTTGAGCGTTGAGGCAAAGTGCTCAATCTTCTTATGCGAAGTAGCATGGCAGGCAGGATTTCTACAATAGAGTAGGTCATTAGACCATTCGAGAGCACTATCGCAACTCGGACAATTTGTCGGGGCTTTAATCACTTTCTCTCTCCTGATCTAATGAAAGCATTATATGGAAATTCAGGCATAAAGTCAAGAACTATTTTTTAGCAGCTATCTGGCACGCTACGGATAATCTCGTCGTTTAACTCAAAAAGTTCGGTATGGCCGCCAAAACGATGTTCTGATGTAAATTTATAGTCCTGCCATAGCTCGTGCAAATATTGTTCAAGATAGTAAATATCTTCCAACCTTCCATGCACTACTTTTTGAATCCTTATCTCGTATCCTTTGAACCCGGAAGATCGCTTGATAACATCCTTCCAGTTCCTGCCTTTAGCTATTCCTATTTTAATACATTCTCGCTTCATACTAGATTTATTTACGAGAACTACGCAGTATAATACCGCTTCTAGGTCGCACTCTTCGGGATTATTCTTAAAGTAGGTCTCGTTATAGATCCCTTTACTCATCCCAGTGACTTCTGCAGCTCCTCAATCGGAGCACCACCAAGGAATCGTTCTAGCTCCTCACCATTCTCATTTACAATGATTAGTGTAGGAACTCCTCTAATATCATATTTACTTCTTTCTTCGAAGTCAATATCAATATCATATCGAGTAACTCGTTCTTGGTCTAGCTGATCTAGTGTAGGTTTGTATTCCTTACAAGGCCCACACCACTCGGCACCAAAGTATAGTAACTTATTCATAAACTCTCCTTACAATTCTCGGAATAATCTCGCCAGACCTAACTACTTCTACTAGGCATCCATAATCTAAATCAAGCTCATTGATATACTTAATATTATGAAGAGTTGCCCTAGATACTGTAGCCTCTCCAATAATTACAGGCTCTAGAATAGCTACTGGACTTACTACCCCGCTTCGACCTACTTGCCATTCAACATCAAGCAGCTTAGTGATTACACCCCCCTTACGTTCCTTCAAAGCGAAGGCACCACGTGGATGCTTAGCAGTGTAGCCTAGCTCATCGAACTTATCATAATCGTCTAGTCGGTATACCTTACCGTCATGTGGATACTCTTTCCATTCATCATCTAAGACCGTATTAAAGTCTAGATCGTGAAGGAATCCCATATCTTGACTCCAGGTATCGTACTTATAAGGATTAATACCATAAGCAATAAAAGTAAGCTGCCTAGTACGGAATTCCTCTACAGACTTTAGATTAAGAGCGCCAGCGGCGTAATTTCGGGCATTATCAATAATGCTAGGGGCCGCTACTTCACCTGTGATTTGCATAAAAGGAGTAGATACCTTATATAGACTCTCTGGGACTAGAGTCCGCATTTTATCCGTAATATCCAGCCCTTCTTTACCGTCTCCACGAGTGAGAGCCAAAGTAAGTTTACCATAGGCATAATATAGAGCTACTGCAGCTCCATCAATCTTAGGTGTAGTTACAGTAAAGCCGGGAAGAGCCATAAGAGGTTCATCGTCGTAGCACTTCTGTAGGCTCCACATAGGAAAAGCGTGAGCAATCCTGTCGCCAACGACGGGAGCACCCACGCTTTCATAGCCATGATACTCCGCTAGCTTATCGAATTCTTCATCGCTGATGATAGGTTCACCCGCGTAATACTTTGAACTCGCATAATCTAGAAAAGCTTTCATTGGTAAATATCCTGTAATAGTTCTTTAAAATTAGATATTATCACATCTTTACTCTCGGCTAAAGATAAGATTTCAACTAAGCCAATAAATAGCTCTTTTGAATTCTCTAGGTCGAGAGGCATTGCAACGCCATCTTTTGTTGGCATCCACTCTTCCGAAAAATCTAAATAATACTTACGTAGATGAAGGTACTCTGTACCTCTAAACCTGTTAATTGTAAGTCTTACTTGGAAGTCTTCAGTAGAATGTATTATCCTAGAATAAATTTCCTCGTCACTCTCATACATTACGACCTTTCCTTGAGTGAGGCCGAAAGAGGCACAACACTCGTAATACTACTGGGTCGGATTAATCTGAAAGAGTCAGAGTCCCAACAGAACAAGAGAACAGTATCTTCAGTTTCCTTGGCTCTATTAGATTTGGTTAGAATGTAGTCATTAGAGAAATCTAAAGTGCATACATTGTACTTTAACTTTTTAGACTCTAGGCTTCTATAAGTTATTGTTGCATCACCAAATTCTCTTACTAAATTAATTAATTCGTCTTTTGTCATAGTCCTCTTGTCAGCAGGTTGGCATACTTGCAGACATGAGCACCCGCACTAGCAAAACCAGTGCGGGTACTAATGAGTTTAGGCGAATAGACCAGCAAAATAAACAGCGGCCTTACCAGTTAGCTTACTGATAATGTCAGAGTCGACTTCCTTACCGGCAGCTTCAATGGCTGCAATAAGTTGTGCCTGTGCATCTTCCTTGCTGACGCGAGTAGAGGCAGCCTTAGTTGTCTTAGACTTCGTGCCGCTTCCACCTGCTGCTGGTTCCTTCTTGACATAGACACCAGCCTTACTAAGAATCATACGAACACCGTTTGGACTTTCGCCGAGTTCTTCGGCAATCTCCGATACAATATCCATAGAGTTCTCAGGAGTTGGCTCACGCTCCTCGTACATACTGATTGCTTGAGCCTTCTTGTCGTCATCCCACGCCAAAATAATTCTCCTTTTAAAGTTAAATAAGATCGACTCACTGTCGATGCGATGATTATATAAAAATAAAAGGCATAAGTCAAGAACTATTTTGACTTATGCCTTTTTAAGCTGGCGAGGGTACTTGGATTCGAACCAAGACTTGCGGTTTTGGAGACCGCCGTGCTAGCCGTTAAACACTATACCGACCCGGATCAGATTCTATTAGATACCCACTCATTTACTAAATCTTCGATCAGATATTTATATCTAGAGTGCATATATTGATGATGAGTAGGACATAAAGGTACTAAATTATTGATGTCATTATTGTCATGATTACAGTCATGGTGGTGTACAGCCACTATATTAGTCTCTCCACAAACTATACACTCTTTTTTATTGTGAGCAAAACACAGAGCCCTATAATTTTGTTTATCTGGATTATATAAATAATGCTTAGTCCCGCTTCTATAGGCCGTATTTGAACAGCCTCTAGAGCAAGTAGTTTGTGTACGCCTTTCTGGTTTAAAAGACTTGCCACAAGCTCTACAATTTTTTTCTTTGAGCCTATTATCTTTGAGTTTCCACTCTAAGTTCAGCTCCTCTCTTTTCGAGTTTAATAATTTAGTATATCTTCCATTATCAGATCTGCCAATACTTCTCAGATATTCACTAGCTGAAGTAAAATTATCGCATATCTCTAATAGTTCGTAGTCCGTTAAGTTTTGTAATTTTTTGTATAGTGACATAATAGAATTATTATATCAAAAATGGTCGGAAATGTCAACATATATTTTTCCGTTCCCGACCAATAATTTAACTTATTAAATTGGTCTGGGTGGAGAGACTTGAACTCCCATGATGCCCTCGCCCCAAACGAGGTGGCTTACCAATTAGCCCACACCCAGATTAATTATTTATTCTTCGTCTAATTCTTTACGACGACGCTCTTTCCACTTACTATAGCAGATGGCTACAGCCTGCGACTGTTCATGCCCTCGTCCTATTTCTTCGCCTATGCAGCGAGAAATAAATTCATCCTGTGTCTCGTTTTTACCTGGCTTAATTGGCATATTATGCTCCTCACCTATTTATTATTATGTTCTCTAGGTTCTTTTTGGTAGCCCGAACGGGTTTCGATCCCGCTTCTCCGCCTTGAAAGGGCGGTGTCCTAGCCACTAGACGACCGGGCCATTAAACTGGATTGGCTTCTCACCAAATTGGACGTTCCTCTAGGTGTTTCCACCGTATTAGCCACTACGAAGTGTACGTCTAACCCAAGAGCTCTAAAAATGGCACCGAGTGGGGGAATCGAACCCAAAGCGCTGCAGACGCCCACCTTCAGATTAACAATCTGTCGCACGCCTTGTGCTATCTCGGTATAAAAATGGTAGACGATATAGGATTCGAACCTATGACCTAAGGATTAAGAGTCCCGCGCTCTACCAACTGAGCTAATCGTCCATGGTACGAGTAGAGGGACTCGAACCCCCACGGTTGCCCGCCAGAATCTAAATCTGGTGCGTCTACCAATTTCGCCATACTCGCACGTATAAATGGGGTGACGGGTGGAAATCGAATCCACTATCTCTGGCACCACAAGCCAGCGCATCAACCTTTTCTGCCTCCGCCACAGATAAAGGCTGTATTACCAGCATTTACCAGTAGCGATGGATGCTCGACTAGGATTCGAACCTAGATACACAGAGTCAGAGTCTGTAGTCCTACCATTAGACGATCGAGCAATCTCGTATTATTTTATAAATAAATGCCTATCACCTGCATGGAATCCTGAAATAACACAATAGTGATACTCCATTCCATGATCTGGGCTTATTTTTGCATAATAGTGTATATTAAATCTTTGCAGATCTGTCAACTCAATATTTGACTTATGTTTCTCATAGAAGTTGCCTTCGCACCATCCCTGATTTACATTAGTTGGCCACTTAGCAATTACCCAACTAGAGCAATAAAGTAAAGAGTCAATAGTATCAATAGCTTCACTTAGAAATAGATGTTCGAGAATATCACTGCAATACGCAACATCATAGATCAAAGTAATGTCTTGCTTTAGAAAGTCTTGAACAGTGCAGTCAAAGATCTTATCATATCTGCCATCACCACAGTTAGTATACTGCTGGCTTGGCTCAATTGCGTGAAGATACTTAATATTAGGAATTGTTTCTCTAACTAATAGAGCATAGTTACCGTCTCCGCACCCAACATCTAGAAAAGACTTCGGGTTAAGGTCACGTAGATGACTTACTAGTGTACTATCAAAATGAGGTAATGAGCCGGGCATATTTATGTTCTCTTAATTTAAATGGTACACGGTGACGGGATTGAACCGCCGACCCTCTCGGTGTAAACGAGACGCTCTACCGCTGAGCTAACCGTGCACTTTGAATTGTGGAAACAGAATGTCCGCAGCGCGACGACAAGAAATATAGCCGATCTGAACTTCCATCAGGAGATCAACTACATCTTGCTTACATTCAGGCTTCCAGCCTTCCTTTGTTACTTTATTAAGTAGAGGCCGAGTATATTCAGCAAAATGATTACTGATTTCATACTGATCGGCTTCAATCTTGTTCTGTGTCGTTTTCTTCATTTTGTCACTATACAGAAATCAAAATGGAAAGTCAACATTTAAATTTGATGGTGCTCCCGCACGGAATCGAACCGCGGACACCAAGATCTTCAATCTAGTGCTCTACCAACTGAGCTACAGGAGCAAGTGACCACCTGCAGTGTGCCTTGATTGCTTACACCCGGGTGTTGCAATCTTCCCAGACAATGAATAATGTTGCAACAAAACTCATTACCCTTTCTAGGGGTTCAGCAGAGGTGGTCTATAGTTAAAAACTGCTCGGTTTTCACGCTTGGCTAAGTGCACCGCCTTCGTGCTAGAGATTACCGAAAACTCTACCTGGTGGAGCCTAAGGGGATCGAACCCTTGACCTGAAGCTTGCAAAGCTACCGCTCTCCCATCTGAGCTAAGGCCCCAATTATACCGTTTAGAAAAACGCACCCAAAACTCTTATGCTACATGGCACACGCCAAGTTGGGTTCGCTAATTCCAAATCCCTGGAGTTATGAGTCCAGCGCATTATTTAGGTCCGTCAAAACCTGAGCGGTTAGTTCTTTCATTTCAGGACTTGTTGACGCAAGTTGCCCGAAACTAGAGTGTGCTTATCTAAATGGTACTTCTGACAAGAATCGAACTTGTATCTTCCGATTATCAGTCGGATGCACTAGCCGTTGTGCTACAGAAGCGTGGAGCCCCAGAGAGGATTCAAACCTCCATGTGATTCAGTTAACCTTTCAACTCGTTCGTAGCGAGAGGGTGTACTGGGGCCTGGCGGAAGTGGTGGGATTCGAACTCACGGTACCTTGCGGTACGACGGTTTTCAAGACCGTTGCCTTAAACCACTCGGCCACACTTCCTAAGTGAATGGCGACTCGGACGGGACTCGAACCCGCAACTTCTAGTGTGACAGGCTAGTGCTCTAACCATTGAACTACCGAGCCACATGGCGGAACGTGTTGGAATCGAACCAACTCAACCTGTGAAGGTTGTACGGCTTAGCAAGCCGCTGCATTACCAGCCTGCCCACGTTCCACTGGAGTGACGGGTGGGATTTGAACCCACGAGTACAAGGTTTTGCAGACCTGTGCGTTAGACCACTCCGCCGCCGTCACATACTAATTCCAGAGTTCTCTGGCCGCTGTTTCATTATCAAATACCTTACAACCACAGTACGTCATGTTATATGGGTTGTAGTGGTCATGAAAATATTGATTACGGGAGGCTAGATCTTCACAAGCCTCCCGCAAACTATGACCCTTACCGTAGCCCAAATGACAAGCAGTGTAGTCGCGACGGGGATCGCCCTCACACCAGATTTCAAATAAGCGAGCCTTAGTATCAGTCATAAAATTCCTTTCATCAAGTTAGATAAAGATAATAGCAGAGAAAGCAAGCACTGTCAAGGACAAAATTACAGCTGCTGCAGTTCTCGAAACATAAATAATTTTAGTGTTATTATTCACTGTCATACTCCTTTTCGTTAATCTTAATTTTAGTCGGCTTACGACTTTCAGGAGTAATTGCTTCTAGCCAAATCTTTAGCATACCATTAAATAGGTCTGCTCCTTGAATTTCAACATTATCCGCAAGGGTGAATTGACGAGTAAAAGGCTTGCTAGACACGCCCTTATACACGTAAAATGGGAATCCACTTTCTTCGCTGTCTTCGGCGCTGTCAACCTTTCCGCGAATTACAAGCTTGCCGTCTGCAAGTTCCACATCAATATCTTGTTTGCCAAAACCAGCTAGAGCCATTTCAATTACATAGCGATTTTCGTCCACTTTCTTGATATTAAATGGCGGGTAGTTTTGAGCAAGCTTTACAGACTGATCTGCGATCTCAGCGAGCTTTCCAGCAATTCTATCGTATCCTACAAAGAAACGATCAAAATCCTTAAAGTGATGATCCATCTTAAACATATTATCTCCTTATTAAGCAAGACTTCTTGTTTCACCCGTGTAGGCGTGAAACTACTTTTTTGGTTCTATTTCTACAGTATAGTAGAGTTCGGGCGTACCTGTATCGTTCCAATGACGAATAACTCCAGCTACAATAAACCCATTTGTAATTAGATAAGTCAATAAAATAACTGTACGAATAATAGCTATTTTATCAGACTCTTTATCACAGGGAGTTGCTTTCTCCCCAAGTGCTTTGCACCATAGTCTCCACATAGACTCTCCTAGTAAAGAATGGATGCCCGTCAGGGATTCGAACCCCAATCTGATGACTCAAAATCACCGGTCCTACCTTTGAACGAACGGGCAATGGTGATCGCTCTGGGGTTCGAACCCAGGACACACGGATTAAAAGTCCGATGCTCTACCTACTGAGCTAAGCGATCGCTCAAATAATATAAGCCCTGCAAAAACAGGGCTTACAATATAAGAGTGGTGCCCGCAGTAAGATTCGAACTCACGACCTATCGCTTACAAGGCGATTGCACTACCACTGTGCTATACGGGCATAATAAAGTTGTAAGTCGCACGTCATTGACTTACACGTCTAGCATTGAGTCGACTATTGGCTGCAGCACAAATAGTAGCTAGATCGAACATGGTACTCCCGGAGGGACTCGAACCCCCAACCTAGCCGTTATGAGCGGCCAGCTCTGACCGTTGAGCTACAGGAGTATTACGAGTAGGCTCGTAGCCATTCGAGAATTCGTTCTGGAGAAGTTTCTCCGTAGGGATCAGTAGGGCAGTTGTCTTCCATACCTGGCTCGACAAATACCTTATCAATACGACCGTTAGTAGCAATAATAGCATACCGCCATGATCGTAGGCCAAATCCTAGATTATCCTTGCAAACTAGCATATCCATACCATCGGTGAACTCTGCTGTTCCGTCAGGAATAACCTTGACATTTGCGATATTCTGAGCCTTAGCCCAAGCGTTCATAACAAACGAGTCGTTCACTGAAACGCAGTAGATTTCATCAATTCCTAGTTCCTTGAATTGCTCATAGTTTTCCTCAAAACCTGGGAGCTGCATCGTGGAACAAGTAGGAGTAAACGCTCCTGGTAGAGAAAAGATAACTACCTTCTTTCCGCCGAAGAGATCATAGGATGAAACATCTTCCCAGCGATAAGGGTTTGGTCCACCGATTGACTCATCACGAACTCGAACCTTAAAGTCAACCGCAGGTAGAATTGAAGGAGTATTCATTGTATCACTTTCTACTATCAATAAGGTAAATAAGACCTGAAATAGGCCACACTATACTTGCTACTATGTATACAAGTAGAATAACTTTATTAAGCTCTACATATTTATCTCTAAGTAGAGTAATAAAGAAAAGCAAAGCACCTACAGCGTAGGCTATTGCAATAAGCTCTAAAATCATAAAAACTCCTGGCTCGGATGGCAGGATTCGAACCTGCGACCAATTGATTAACAGTCAACTGCGCTACCGCTGCGCCACATCCGAACAGTTAAAGCTGGCGTCCCCGGAGAGATTCGAACTCCCGACCGCATGCTTAGAAGGCACGTGCTCTGTCCAGCTGAGCTACGAGGACTTATGTCTTACAAAGTGATCTGCAGCACTGGTTGCTGCGAAACTATAAGGCTTAACCTTAGCAACTAGACCTAGGCTCCGAACCCATCCGATTGCTTCCGCCGTTACACAATTACTAGCATAGCGTGGATCAGGATTAATGTCAAGATGAATTTCAAGCTTTCGTTCGTCGATGACTTCTTCGATAGCTTGAAATGCCTCTAGTGCATACTGCACCTCGGTCATAAGCCTAGCACGTAGATTACCAAAGTCTCTCTGCTTTACAGAATTATGAAATACCTTACACCCATTCTTAGAGTTTAGGTGTAGAACAATAACTGTAGAGTAATCTACTTTGCCATTAGAAAGAATAAGTGAGTCGCACCCAATATATACAGAAGAATTCTTACTAGAATTTCTGATTGCTTCCTTAGCTTCCGACCACATAATTAAAATTATCCGTTTCAATAGATTTGATAGAGTCAAACTTGAATGATCGCCAAGCTGCCTGTTCTAGGTCCCATACAGTAACTAGATTCTCTACAGGCATGGAAGCATTGTTTCCACTGATCTCTGGCAGATAGTCCGAGATAGTAGTGCAGATCATTTCTCGCAAGCTACCGTCCTTCTTCGTAAAGGTAACAGTAACAACATCTGTTTGAAGAAGCTTGCGAAGTTCATCAATATTCATATCTATTCCTTTGTTCTTGTAGAGCTTAGTATAATAAAAAACAGCTTCGAAGTCAAGAACTATTTTTTACTATTTTAAGTTCTAATGAAAAGTCAGAGCCATGCCTTTGAAGAAACTCTAGCTGTCGAATCATTGTAGCTTCTATCTCTTTAGAGTATACAGGAAAGCTATGGTAAGTAGTGCGAGGCGCGCCTCTTACATAAAATTTTGTTTCAACTATAGCTTTCACTGTATTCTCCTGAATCTGGTAGTCCCGGCAGGACTCGAACCTGCACCCTGCGGTAATCTGCCGCTCAACCGTGTATAAGACGGACGCACTAACCATTATGCTACGGGACCGCGCCCTTATTTTTACCTCTATATGTAGAGGTTTTTGCATGACAATTAGGGCATAGTAACTCTAAGTTCTCTATTTTATGGTTAGAACTATTGCCATCTATATGCTCTAATTCTAGCGGAATAGGTTCATTGAGCCATTCAGTATTTTTACATTTATTGCACCTATGCTCAAATACTTTCTCCTTTAAGAGTCGTATTCGTAGCTTATTGCTTTGATACTGCGGATGAAGACCTTCTAGTATGTCCCATAATAAGATCGTCGAACTTTCTCTGTTTCTAGACTGTCCTTTACCTGATGGGTTTACTTTAAAACATCCATATTGTAGTGCATATTTTTTATATGTATCATACTTTATACCCAGCATAGCAGCTGCTTCAGTAGCTGAATTAGTAGTATTAGAAGCTTCTATTACTTTAAGCTCCCAGTTATCTATTTTTTTATCATAACTCATGAAATAAATATATCAAAAAATAGGTAGTATGTCAACATATAAATTTTTTAACGCCTACTAATTGGTGGGGATAGTGGGACTCGAACCCACACGGATTAACCACAAGTTTTTAAGACTCGCGCGCCTACCAAATTACGCCATACCCCCTTAACCATTTCGCCACGCCCTCATTTGTTAAGAATGTTATATCAAAAAGTGGGGCTTAAGTCAAGATAAATTTTATGACACTTCTTCGGCGAAGCCTTCTGGACCACTGAAATACCAGCTACCTCCAACTTCTATGGCTAAATTAATATTATTATTTTGTGTATATAGGTATATCCAATTAAGTACTGAAGAGTCGATCTTCTCTCCACATTCTTTTACCTTAATATACTCGCCTTTAGACCAATTTAGTTTTGTAACTATAACTTTAGACATAGAAGGTTTTAACCAGCTAGGAAGTTCTTCATTTACTAACCACTCGCAGTAATAATTCTTACAAGGGTCCTCGGGCCTATTTTGGTATATAGTACACCCAGTAGCACCTATAAAGTGACATGGCATTCCTGGAGACATAGAGTACCCAGCAATATTGGCTGTTAACCATCCCATACAGCACTCTTTACATCCCTCACACTCTCTAGTCATGCTTAAAATTCCTTATTAATCGAACTGTTTTTCATACTCTAACACTTCGTCAGGTATTAGTATAGAGTAGGTTTTTGCTCTTTCATCTAAGCTTTTTGTAATATAATTTACTCCAGTCTTATCGTAGAACTCTTGTAAAAACTCTTTACTAAGACTCGAAAGATACTTATTAAAATTAGTATATCCGGTATGGGTTAGTTCAGAGTATCTTTCTATGGTAATTATAGGGTTGTACCATTGTTTGGTTTCGTACTCATTAGTATTAATATAATGGTACGATATTATATCACTCATATGATATAAGTCATAGCCTTTTCTAACAGACTCTAAGACCATATACTGCTCTTCCCCCTCAAAGAATAGAGAAGGATTTGCTCCAACTTCTGACACCCAACTAGCTTTCGTGAAAAAATTACCGGCACAGATATGTATAGCAGGAGTAACAGTTCCTACTGAAGGGGCAATATCTCCATGCGCTCCTAGTAGGTTGAACTGCTTCTGGTATATAAAATACTTTACATCACTCTGCATTGGCACTGGATGCTCATGTAAAATTATAGCGTTATTTTCTCCAAGCTCATAGTTTTTGCAGCTACCAGTTATTATTACTCTATCGTGCCCAGAAAATTCTTTTCCTTTATTATAATCTTCAATTAGCTTTATATCCCAATTAAGATCAAATACCATATGAGAATCTACTTCGTAGATAAAGTCTTCATCTTGAAGCTGCATAAAGTTAATAGCCCGGGCCCAGCATACTCCATGAGAGTATTGTGGGTCTATTCTTTTATACTTTATTCTATTATCTAGTAATAACTCACCTCCTTTTTCTTCTAAGCTATTTTCTTTGACAGTTTGCTCGAATACTCCTATGGACAAGTCATGTTGTCCAGAGGAATTATTAATAAGGCTTTCAATAGTATTTTTTAATTGCCAGTCTCTATAAGAGGCTATATTTATGAAAATTTTCATTCCTCTAACTCCTCTTTATCTAGCTTATTTAATGTAGTGTTTTTATCCTGCATTATGTATTTTCTATAAAATTGCTTAGCAGTAGACACGAATGATTCAGCTTGGTCTTCCTGTTCATGTGTGGCAGGCCCATATCCTCCTGTAATAGTACCAGGTACAAAGGGCATAACATGTAATAAAGGTTGACCGGCCCTTATTGTTATATTGCATGGTCGCTTTGGAGAACAAATAAGATTGAGAGAAGAAAAATTCTTATAGTCTACTATACCTGGGTAAACATAGATATCGTCAAGAAAATTAGAGTGAAAAAATGCTGGAAGTACAAATGCAGAGATAGTCTTATCTCGTAGTATAATTCGCCATGGACTACCTATATGTAAAACCTCGTATGGAATTCCTGTTGGCTTAAAGATTCCGTCTCCTATCTGAGTATCCATTTTTCCAGCTTGAGGAAATGGAGTAGGGCGAGAAGCTGATCCACCCCCTACCGTAGCCAGTACTCCACTATGATTAGCTAATATATGGATATCATCCCAAGCCGGAATTATATAGCCATAATTCTTATAGTCTGCCATCCCTGGACAGCTATAGAACTTTGCTGCTCCATACTTATTTTTTTGGTCGTCCAAGAAATGTGTAGGACAGTCTTTAGCTAGCATAACTGGATTATAGCTATACGCACGCCTACTTACGTCAATAAACTCAATATCCAATGGCTTTTTCTTTTTAAAATACCCTATCATTTCCTGGGCTCCCTTAGCTCGTCTGTGTAGTGGCTTCTTCTAAGCTCTTGTAATTTAGAGATTTTATTTATGTCCTTAAACTCCCTATCAGTCATTTTTCTTATAGGAGCCTTGGAATCTCTAGATTCCGATCTCTTAATAGGAATAACCTGTACTAATGGTGTGCCTGCTGGGATATAATCATCAAAATTATTAGCGTGCCATACTGCTGGGAAGTTAACTTCCTTGGGGTACTTATCTGTATCCACCAATCCGCTTAAGCAGGTAAAGTTGTTATTAAAATGATTCATGGGCGGCATAAACAATGTAGAATACCCAGGCGCTGTTTTTATAACCCAATAATTTAGAAATTTTAGTGGAGGGGCTGGGAACCCCGGAAAGGCACTTCCTCCTACTTGGTTTGGGTTATGAAACTCAATGAGTCTAAGCGAAGGCGGGTTCGTAGGTACAATAATACTAGAGTCGCTATTGCTTGTGATATGTACTCCAGCAGCTAATGGAATGATGTAGCCTGCGGACATACAGTCAATTAATGGCATACATTTTTTAGCTGTAAATCCTATAGCACCTGTATGGTCCCTAGAGTCCTCGTCCTCCTTTGACATTAGTTTAGGTAATTTTCTATACCATTCTGGCATCTTTTTAAAGGAAGGAACAGGCTCTGCTATAATCCCTTCTAGGTCAGGATGGCAGTAAAACTCAATAATTTTATTGCCAAATAGCTTTTTTAGCTTCATATTTATATCAAACCTCTCTTTTACCTAATACCCAGAATACTAAACTTTTTCGTGTACCCTTTGTTACTGGGTGTACTTTATGTGGCATACGCGAAGAGAAGAATATTATTTCTCCTTTAGCAGCTTTGAACTTTTCTGACCTTGTCGGATCTCCTGAAGGAATAAGCTCAAATTCGCCCCCCTCATACTCTTCCGGATCTGATAAGACAAGAACTCCGCTTATTTTCCTCTCAAAGTCGGTGTACATATCATGGCTATCTAAATGCCAATCATAGAATTGGTTATCTCTACTACTATAGATTGTATACTGTAGAGCCTCGATAGCCTCAATATCCCTCATGAACAAATCATAGTTAACTTTAGGTATTATAGCTCCAAGTTTCTGCCATACCCATTCTGTAGTAGCTGGGTCAATAGGCAGAAAAGCGACCTTACTGTTTCTAGCTTTATTATCTACTTGTGAAGCCACAGGGTGCCCTACAGCTCCTTTTTCAAATTTTAAAATCTTTTCTAAAAATATGATTTTATCTACTTCTTCTTTAGAAAACGAGTCTGTCAAGACACCGTACTCAGGCAAGTGCACCGAGTACTTGTTGATTTTATACATAATTACTCCAATATCAATATTTAGTCAATCATATTTATTACTGCTACATAGCAAGTGCCAGAGGTTTCTACCCTTAACGGTCCTATGTAGGTATTTATAGGTAGTCTCTCAGGTAATGCTGCCACACTACAATAGTCTCCAGATGTAATGACCATTTTTTTAGTATCAGTATTCATTTCTAAGGACCCATTTTCTATTTTGGTAAAGAACACATTATTTACTGGATAATTGGCAATCCTATACAGAATTGTTTTCTCTTTTATATTTGTAATACGATCAAAAGTTAGTACAGTTGATACCCAAGAGGGGTTGCTAGTAAAAGAGTTCCATTGGTGTGCGGGGTAGGTCTCAAAGTCACTGCACTGTACCCTCAATTTACCGCTTCCTATGTACTCTGTTGAAATAGAGCTATCATTTTTGAGCCTATTGACCTCCGCCACGTGGTCATTATTAGTTTCATCATAGTTATATACTATATTAATACCTCCTGTCAGCCCTAATAAACAATCAGTATCAGAGAATTTTTTTATTTCAATTTGCTGGCTGTCCATCATATCAAAAGTTGTTGACAATAGATTTAATACAGTTTCAAATGTTTGTATTTCAAAATCTGGATGCATTATTCTTTACCCCTATTCTATGGTTATTGATATATAACCGCCTGGTGCTACCGTTACAGGATGAGTTGTATTATCTTCAATAGTATAATCATAATACGAAAGAGTGGCATTAGTAACAGCCGCTGGGGTATTAGAAAATCCTCCCGGCATATTTATACCTAGTGCCGATGAACTTGGTCCAGTAGTCGCTGGATTATAATTAGCTACAGGATAGTTCGGAGTATTGTAGCTAGCTACTGGATAGTTAGGTGTATTGTATGTAGCTACCGGGAAGTTAGGTGAATTGTAGGTAGCTACCGGATAATTAGTTGCATTATAATTAGCTACGGGATAATTAGGCGGGTTATAATTAGCTACTGGATAATTAGGTGGATTATACG